CGGTTCAAGATGGTTCAAGATACTTTACACTTCTTATATTTTCTATGTCATTGATAATAAGTAAATATATAGAAAGGGAAATCATCTTGAACTTGAACCGCTTTTCCAAATATCCGCATGAATGCAAGGTTTTCAGCGGTTCAAGATAGTACAAGTTGAAAAGTTAATTTCAAATAAAAAAATGAAAAGGGGTATATCATGGAATTTTTAATTATTTTCGGAATCATCGCATTTCTAATCTTGATGATAGTTATTACGTCATCAAAAAGGAAAAAGCAAAAGAAAGAAGCTGAAAAGGTTGCTTCTGAAAAACAGGCATCACTTTATGAATCGTTTATTCATACTGCGGGATTGCCAATTCCTGAAGGGACAATCGCAACCGTTTACTATTGCGTTGATAAAATCGAAATCCACGCAAGCGGAACACAATTCAACCTTGAAAAAGAAAGGTTGACCGACATTTCAATTAAAACTGAAACAGAAATTCAAACGCATTACACTTCAAGCGCGGGGGGCGCAATCGGCGGGGCTTTGTTGTTTGGGGCTGTCGGCGCTTTAATTGGTGGACGCGCAAAACAAAAGAAAACTAAAACAATACATAGTTATTTGATTATTTCCTATACAAAGGATGATTCAGTTGACTATATAGCGTTTGATGTAACAAGTAAAATATTACAGGCGCAAAAGTTCAAAAAAGAGTTTCAGCGAACAGGGGAACAAAAAACAATAACACTATAACGAACCGCCCGAAAGGGCGGTTTTTTAATTGCTGTTTGAAAGTCATCTTTCAAGAAAGGGGGTAAATTTTTTTGAAGAATCCTAATGGTTACGGAAGTGTTGTCAAATTGTCCGGGAATCGCCGGAATCCTTTTGCGGTTAGGAAAACAAGGGGATGGAATGACAAGGGGCATCCTGTGTATGAAACTGTTGGATATTACCCAACCCGTGAAGCCGGGATGATTGCCCTTGCACAATACAATAATGACCCGTGGGATGTTGACCGGGAAAAAACCACGTTTGAAGAACTGTTTCAGCTTTGGGAAGAAAAGAAATCCCAAAAGTTAGGACAGTCAAACCGTCAATCCTTGAAGTCTGCATACAAGCATTGTTCAAAATTATTCAAAATGAAATACAAGGCGGTCAGGGCGTACAATATGCAAGAGTGTATTGACGGTTGCGGTCATGGGTACAGTACACAAGGGGCAATTAAAAACCTTTTCGGACACCTTGACCGCTTCGCCCTTGAGTTGGACATAATCAACCGCTGTTACTCTGATTTGGTAACGTCTGAATCCATACCTGAAACAACCAAAACCCCATTCACGGATGATGAAGTCAATGCGCTTTGGAATATCGCCGGGGAAGAATGGGTTGATTCGGTTTTACTGTTTCTTTACACGGGATTCAGGATTTCGGAATTGCTTGACTTGCGAACTGCTAACGTGGATTTGGCGGCGGGTATCATTCGCGGGGGAACAAAAACCAAAGCGGGAAAGGACAGGGTTGTTCCTATCCACTCACGCCTTGCAGAAATCGTCCGTGTTCGCATTTTAGAGGGCAGGGAGTACCTTTTTACATACAACGGTAAGAAGTGCGCTACAAGCCAATATTACGCGCTGTGGGGCGCGATAATGGAACGGACAGGGATGAACCACACGCCGCACGAATGCCGCCACACTTTCAGAAGCCGTCTTGATTCAGCGGGGGCGAATAAACGCTGTATTGATTTGATAATGGGGCATAAATCAAAAGACGTGGGGGAAAGGGTTTACACACATAAAACCATTCAAGAGTTAAAAGCAACCGTTGAACTAATAACACGTTAGTAACAGAAAAAGCCGCAAACCCCATAAATAAAGGGTTTGCGGCTTCTTAATAATCATTATATCATGTTTCTTTGACGATTTCAACCCCTGTATTTGCGGGATTGTTCAGCAATGTTCAGTAGTTCAGACTTCACCAAACCTCTAAAAACTGGATAAATCTTGTATTGTTAGTAACACATTAGTAACATAGAATCGCTTTGTAAAAGTTGATTTACTCGTATTTATGCTGCTCCCGCGTCATACCTTGCAACGGTCAATCGGTTTATCCTGTCTTAACCGTTGCCCCATAATTCGCGAATAACTTCACTGGCGGGTTTAAATCTCTCCGCTATTACGTGTCCGATTCGGACACACTCTACCCCAAAAAAACCTACTCACCAAAACTCCTATTCACGGGAATCCCCATATTATGCTCGTGCCGCAAATGGTCGTCCAAGCGGGTGTGAAGTCTGCGGATAGATTTCTCGGTGTTTTCGGCGTTTTTGTCAACCTTTAGTTTCAAATCGTCGATTCCGTTTTGAATATGCGTTAAATTTGCCCGTAATTCCCCGCGGAACTCCCCTTCTGTCTTGCCTTCTTTTCTGATATTCGCATATCTTCCACCGATATACGCCGCTGTTCCTATTGCTAAAGTGCCGATACTAACAATAATTCCTACTTCTATAGTCATGCTTCACACCTCCCGATTTACTTCATTTTGCTTATCAACGGTGATAACCAATCCTCTATATTTTTCAACTGATCATGCTTCCAATCGCGCAACCTTTTTATTTCTTCGCTCATCATATCAAGTTTAATGTTAATGCTTGAAACTTCTGCATGTAATTTAATCAATGAATTTTTTTCGCTGTTCAGAATTTCGGAATTATTGCGTGTTTTCGAACAAGATTCACACATTCCACTTAATTTAATATTAATGCGCTCTTGCCATGCGGCATTTTTCCTTATATGTGAAATAAGCCCGATAAATTGTAAAATAATTGCTAAAGATCCGCCTAAAACTGCGAATAATTGCATGTATTCCATTATATTTCCTGTAACCTTCCCGTGGAATTTCCCACACATCTATTTACCGATAAATCCCTGCCGATTAAGGTTAAGCAGCACTTGCGCCATTTGTTCGCGCAAAAACGGTTGTGTCGGGTTTGTACCGTCCATTAACTTGTTATCAAAAGCCCATTGCCAAGCCTCGCGCGCCCATTCGCTTGATGCGTCCGGCGGCGGGTTACCCGGCGGTGTTACCGCTGCGTTCATAGTGTCGCGCACATCCTGCCTGAACATATCCATTGTCTTACCGAATTTATCGAACCACACGTGAGGGTCGCTTGAATTGCTTCCCATACCGCGCTGACCGGCTTCCCTGTGGCTGACGATAACGCCGTCGCCCATGGGGTTAAGCTTGCATTCGCGGCAAATATGAGCGCAAAGCTCGACTGCTTCTTTGTAAACCTTGCTAAAATAATCCCTGCTGCTGAAGCCGTCGTCGCAAATTTCGAATCCGATATGTGAATCGTTAAACGTACCCCGGCTGCCTGTTCCGCAATGTATGCCCCGGTAATTCCAAGGGCAACATTGGGCGGTCGCGATATCACCGTTTTGCAATGTTCCAATCCATGCGTGAAGCAGAACCTCTCCCGCTTCCGGTCTGTTCCAGTGGTTGTTATTTGTATTTACACCGATTCCCCCGACATTCGGCTGAACATACCGCCGCAAAGTCGGATTTCCCGCGCTGGTATCATGAACGACTATGCCCTGCGGCCCTCTGTTCTGAAATGTTGTGTATCGGTTGTCCGCTTTATTTACGTTGCGCTGAAATATGATATTGTTCGTAAATGGTACTTGAATTAATTTCATGTTGGCTACTCTCCTATATTTTTATTATTGCAGTATTGCTTGAAAATCTGATGACTGTAAACCGCTGCGCCCGCGATTAAAATCCCCTGAATGATTCCGATTAACAGGGCTTGCGGGATATCGTGGGCTTCAATTATGATTAGCCACGCGCAAGATAACGTAATTCCCGTTATGCCTAATATTACAGGTATATGCTTTGCGTCAATTCTGCGGAATTTGATTAATTTGCCGATAAGCATAAGTACCGGAATCAGAATAAGCAGCTCCGGCTTTATAAATTGTGTATAATCCATGTGTTTAACCTTTCTAAATAAACGGATTTTGTCAAGAGCCTAACCCACTAAATCGCGCAGCTCGTCATACTGCTCTTTTGTGATTCGGTCTGCCGCAAAGAAAATATCAAGCTTGTTCAGCACGTCTTCACGGTCATAGCTGCCGTTTTCTATAACTTTTTTCATCATGTTATAAACCATTATACTAACCCCCATTCAATTAATAATAATCTATAGTCTAAATTCGTTAAATATTCCGCTGTCTGCAACGGCATATTTTCGTTGTAGAGCTTCTGCAAATAGGCTTCCTCGCCCATCATCAACGCTTGATATGCCTTGTCTGAATCGGAAAACTCATATTTTTCTATCCAGCCGTAATAATTCCCGTTTGTCGTCCAGCTGTTTTGGTCTGTTTCGTCTGCGAACAGTCCTTTTTCGTGAAAATACAAGCCGATTCCGTCAATTTTGTTACGGTAATAATCCATAACCTCATCAACTTCTTTACGCGTAACACAATTTTGACCGCTTCTGTAAATTTCATCAAGTGAGTAATATTTATGCCATTCCGGCGATCTTTTGCTTTCATCCTGCTCCCATTCATGCCGTGTATACCCTTCCGGAAGCTCGGCGTATACCTTATATTTGAAAAGTATAACTTTATTGCCTTCCATCCGGAATAAATCCGATAAATGAAACATTTCGTTATCGCTTAATATATGTTTTGCCATTTCCCACACCTCCTATATTGTTGATGTTATAATATTATTATCCGTTATATTTCCCGTTCCTGTAATTGATGGAGATATGCCGATTATTCTGTTAAGCGTAAATATTGATGTATTTGTATTCAGCTGCACTGTATTCACACTTGTATTTGAATTAAATATATAATTGCCGATAATACGGTTATTCCTGTTTCCATTGTGGGTTATATTCAATGCTGCCTGTTGGTTATATTTTATAATATTTGAAACAATGCTGCAATTTTCAAGCATTCCGTTTGAATCATTTAACCGCCCTATACCTGTTTGACAATATAATATTTGATTGCCGATAATATTTGCGTTCATTAAAGCTTGTGATCCTGTTCCCATAATTTCAATGCCGACAATGCTATCGTCAATATTGCAATTTGATATATTCTGACCCCAGTTTGCGGCTGTAATTCCAACCCATCCACCATTTATTCTTATATTATCTATTCGCCCGAATCTTGACATTGTAGATATCCCTGTATGCGTTGTGCTTGCTAACTCTATGCGAAAATCCTTAAATACTATGTTTTCATGATTTAACACCTCAAATACTTTTATGCCCTGAATGCTTGAAGGGGTTACGAACCTTGTGCTGTTTCCCATGCCTTTTATAGTGACGTTCGGGATTGTTATATTTATTTGCCCTGTTATCGAATATGTCCCTTCACGGAATAAAAGCATGCCTCCGGTTGGCGGCAGTGAATTTATTGCGCCTTGAATAACAATCTGATCGTTTACGCCTGTGCATAAAACGTCAACATCTCGGGTTGTATGCCCCATCGCGGTTGTGCCGATTGTGATTGTCGCGCCTGATCTTCCCATTTCTTCCTCCTCTTTGCAGCCGCATACAGGCAGCCCCATAAAATATAAAATGTTATCTGTTTCGGTTAAATTTGATACAACCGAAAGGTTATCTTCCGTTATAACTGAACCCCAAAGCCTGTCAATTTCATCGGATGTGTTTTGACTGTTAGACCCCGCCAAACCAACACAAAAGCCAAAACAAACGCCCCTTGTCGTTGTCGCTGTGCCGCCTCCGGTTATGCCTGTGTTTAGTATTACATTCCAGTTGTCGTTATTTGCTAATGCCGGTGATCTTGTGCTGTATCCGTTAACAGAGCCTAATCCGTTACTCATGCGCTTTATTCTGTCTGCTGCGGTCATTCCGATAAATAATTCATACAAATTTGCTTCTAAAATAAATGCCTGAGTGCTGACTGTAGTAACTTCGCCAATCGCGGGTATGAATATATTCATATCTGATTGAGCAAGAGTCCATACGTTTATAGCTGTTTTATTTACATAATTCTTTTTGATTTTTTGAATTACCGCTGTTAAATCACCCGGCATTTGTGAAAACAATGTATTGTTAACCCATTGATTAATCTCTGTAGTCGGAAATGCCGTATTGTTTCCGGCTACATTATTAATCCTGCGTGCCGTTTGCATTAAATGCTTTAATCCGAAAGTGATTCCGGCTTTCCCTGCGATATTTCCGCTGCCGTCAACTGCGTCGTCATGCTTAAAGCCCCATATTTGCAGCGTTAATATTTCCCCGGTGGATAAAACAATGTCTTTTTCATCACCGATATTAAAATAATCTTCAGGGTTTTTTTGGTTGGCAATATCGTTTATCGCGCTCCATGTTATCTCGTTCAGCGGCGCGAATTTATCGTCCAAAAAAACCGGAAACACGCCAAAGTTCGTTATTGTCGGGACGGCTATTTGCTTTTCCTTCCAGTCAATTGTAATTGTGTACCGCGCTATCTGATTCGGCAGAATTAAATCAACGGCAAGATTATTCGGGACTGTTCCGGCATAATTAAATCCGCCGCCGGATACGGTGAATGTTTTGCCTCGCCACGATTTCGCGAAGGTTAAGCGGAGAATGTTTTGCTTTTCCGCGATAGTTTTCCAGCTTGCCCCGTCTTTTAGCTGGAGCGCGTCATTGCTGTAACGGATACCGTGAACCCCGCCGGCGCTTTCAGCAATGCTTTCCATGTGTTCGCCTAAGCTTTCCATGGTTGCGTAACCGGCAAATGAAGCGTTTACCGTAACATTGCCGCCGCTGTCAATGACGATAAATGCTCTGAAATTCAGATTTATGGGATAGCTTGTTTCGGGTGGAATCAGGTCAGGGGTTTGCGCGGTAATTACCGCAAGAAGGACATTGCCCCCCACGCCGTCATTCGCAAAGAATCCGATTGTGTTCAAGTTGTACGCCGTTGTTACCCCTGCGTTTGTTAATTGCGCTTCAAGCACAAATGAGTTCGTCCCTTGTGAAAACAGGGTGTATGATTGACTTTGCACCACATTTGTAATATCGGTTGCGGTTTTGGGGTTACTCACCACGGATGCGCTTGTCACTACATTCGCCGCATTCAAAGCGCGGTTTGCAAGTGAAATATCTCGCAACAGCGTAAGTCCAACATCTGTGACCACTACATTATTGTAGACTGCCATTGAAAAGCCTCCTTAAATTGATATTTTCGTTTTTTGCGTTATTTGCTGTGTGAAAATGCCGTTCATCGGCGTGTAACCTTGCCCAGATTCATTTATTTCAAATGAATCTGTCAAATCAACCGAAACACTTAATTTATGGGTCATTGCCTGTGTCATCGCTCCACTGTAAAACAGTTCTACAAGTTGAACCGTGTCATTTGATAAAATACAAATCAGGTTCGCGGGAACAATGTTCGCCAACATTACAAAAACGCTGTCTGCTATATGGTTTGAAAATATTTCAAGTCTAACCTTCAGCAAATAATTATCAGCGTCAAGCTGAACCTCAAAATTTCCTTCCCCGCAAATAGCATCAAGCATATTGTGTAACGTCCGCATTGTGTACGGTAATTGTTCATTTATTCGAATGATGATTCTTGCCCGTCTTAATTCAAGGGTATCATCGGGAAAGGGGCGAATCCCTAACATCCGTTCATACCGTTTGATTCCAATTTCCCCCGCCGTGGTAATAAACACGTTATCCCTTATTTTTTCATTCCAATCCCAAAGCAATTTGAATTCGGGATTTTCGGCGGTCATTATTTTTTGAATCTCGCTGTAATCTTGAACAAATAACGGTAAATACTCAATCAGGGAAACTTCACGAATCATCTACAAGCCCCCCATATGCCGGGATTTCGTAATTGGTCAAAGTCAAGTTGTCCGTCACCCCGTTAATAGAAGTATTGCTAACGTCAAGAACCCCCGTTATAGACAAAAGGCGCGTTTCAATTTGCGTAATCCTCACAACTAATGTGGTCAAACCCGCCCATGTCTTTTTTAACGATAACAAATAATCCTGAATCAGTTCATCCGCTTGCGCCTGAATTATGCTCATGTCAAAGCCGACATCAAAGACAAACTTCGTGGCGATATTGACGGGAATTTCCGTTACCGTTTCCACCGTTACCACATGACCAATCGGCGCAAGTCCAACCCCTGTGTGGTCTTGTGTGGGGTCAATTTCTTGCTGAACCGTATCAACCAAAATGTCGGAAGCCTTGTTATATTGCGTGTCAAGGATGGTCAATTTGACCGTGCCGCCGCCGTTCCATACGGGGGTTACTTTGGTTGCGCCAACACCGTTGATTGAATTGGTTTTGGTCAGATAATCCCTTATGTTGCCGCCGAATGCCTTATCGTTGAATGATTCAAGATACCGTTTTCGTAAGGTTTCAGTTTCTTCTTCGTCTTGCGCGGGAATCAATATGTCGGTCAATTCGGCGGTCTGTAACCCCTGTATAAAGTCAATAGGGATTATTGTTCCTAAATAGTGATTCCCTTCAGTCCCCACCGTTTCACATTCGACTTGATAAACCCCCGCTGTGATGATTTTTTTTACAATGTAGGTTATTGACGAATTCGGCATACTGAACCGCCGCCCCGTCATG